GTTCCTGAGAGAGCAGAAAACACTCAACTCAAAGCAGACAACCCTGTGGTGATGAAGCGATCCGCCAACCCTCGCAAGCGAGGTAAGCGAATGCTCACGATACCATCACAAGAAGAAATGAACTACTAATGGAATCACTCCAGTCGATCTACAGCAAGTGCGAAGGACACCGCTCACAGTTCCTAGAACGTGGGCGTGACTCCAGCCGGATCACCATACCCACGATTCTCCCTGAAGAGGGTAGGACTTCGGCCACTCGATACCCCACCCCATACCAAAGCATTGGGGCTCGGGGTGTCAACAATCTGTCTTCAGCACTGCTGCTCAGCCTCCTCCCCCCTAACGCTCCATTCTTCCGGCTCATGGTCGATGAAGAGACAAAAATGGAGCTGGAGGCTGTAGATCCACGGGTGGTGACTGAGGTAGAAAAATCACTTTCTAAAGTTGAAAGAGCGGTGATGGATGAGATTGAAGTCAACGGTATTCGGACGGGTTTGTTTGATGCTCTTCGTCATCTCATTGTCACTGGCAACGCTTTACTTTATTTCCCTGACGGCGGCATGATGCGTGTGGTCCACTTGGACCGATACGTTGTAAAGCGTTGTCCGCTGGGGCGTGTCCGCATGGTGATTGTCAAGGAGTCTGTGTCCCCCGTGATGCTGCCCCCAGAGCTTCGTGGTATGGCTGGTGAGCCCTCATCGGACTCTTACGAAGACCACCTGGATATGTACACAGGGATGGTGACTATTGATGACAAGACCATCGAGGTCTATCAAGAAATCAAAGGGCAAATCATTGAGTCTACTCGTCGGCAGATCCCCACCGAAGAGTCACCATTCATTCCTCTGAGAATGGGCCGAGTGGATGGTGAGGACTATGGACGCGGATATGTCGAACAATACTACGGGGATTTGCAATCTCTTGAAGGGCTTACTCGTGCTCTTGTGGAAGGCACAGCTGCTGCATCAAAGCTGCTCTTCCTTGTCAATCCGAACGGAACCACCAGGGCTCGTACTTTGGCAGAGTCACCCAATGGAGCAATCAGGGAGGGATCAGCCGGTGATGTCAGCGTTCTTCAAAGTCAGAAAGCACAAGATTTCTCTGTTGCTCTCAATACCATCAACAAGATCGAAGAAAGACTCTCTTATGCCTTTCTCCTCGTTGAGGGGAGCATTCGTAATGCGGATCGAGTTACAGCAGAAGAAATCCGGCTCGTAACCCAAGCAATCGAACGACAACTCGGGGGCATCTACTCCATTCTGAGCCGTGAGCTCAGTCTGCCTCTGGTGCGCACAATCATGCGTGTGATGAAGAAAGAGAACAAATTGCCTGCTGTACCTGAAGATAAGGTAACGCCGACAATCATCACAGGCATTGAGGCCCTCGGTCGAGGTAACGATCTCAACCGACTCGATACATTTCTTTCAGGAATCGGACAACTCCTCGGTCCCGAGGCCCTCAATCAATATGTAAACTTCTCTGAGTATCTGAAGCGTCGTGCTTTGTCACTCGGAGTTGATGTTGATGGACTGATCCGAAGCGAAGAAGAACTACAGATGCAGGCGATGCAACAACAAGAAGCCATGCAACAACAAATGATGCTGCAACAAACTGCTGCGGCAGCTCAACAAGAACAACAAATTGAACAAGCACAACAATCTGAAGAGGCAACTGAATAATGAGTGATTACCAAAAAGTAGAATTCCGAAGCGAAGAGACTGGGGCCATGTCCCCGGAGAATGTGGAGAGTCTTGAGCAAGAAGCCGCGTCGCAGGGCGAAGTTGAACAATCTTATGAAGAACGACCCGAATGGCTCGATCAGAAGTTCGAGTCTCCGGAAGCGATGGCGTTCGCGTATAAGCAACTTGAATCGGAATTCACAAAGCTGAGACAGGGTGATGAGACTGAGCAACCAGAAAACACTGGTGACTTGGAGCAACTCTCTGATACTGACTTTGCACCTTTCACTGAAGAGTTCAACGAGACAGGTGACATTTCAGAAATCTCAAGACAAAAGATTGAGGAGTGGGGGATCCCACGAGCATACATTGATGCGTACATTGAAGGTCAGAAGGCAGTGTCTGAAGGCCAAGTACAAAGCGTGTTTAATGCTGTTGGTGGTGAAGCCAACTACAACACCATGCTTGCGTGGGCCCAAGCCAACCTGCCTGAGCAGGAGATTGATACTTTCAACGAGATGGTGATGGGCAACGACCAGCAGATGAATATGGCTGTTCAAGGACTGTGGGCCCGCTTCAACCAAGGAGGCAACCAACCCATGCTTCAAGGTGACACCGGATCGTCTGCTCCTACTGGTGCATTCCAGTCACGAGCACAAGTAACTGCTGCAATGTCTGATCCCCGTTACAGAAAAGACCCTGCTTATCGTGAAGAGGTCTACCGCAAACTTCAACAATCCAACGTCATATGAGGTGAACTATGGAAAAACCAGGTTACAAAACAACTGAATTCTGGCTGGCCGCAGTGGCCGGTGTTTTGGGTGCAACGATTGCATCAGGTGCTCTTCCCAGTGAAGGCCCTTGGGTGCAAGCTGTGGCACTTCTCCAAACTGCTCTTATCTCGATGGGCTACACAGGTGCCCGTCTGGCTCTTAAATCCTACGGCGAGTAATGTGGAATGCTTTGGCCTCTCTCGTGGTGGCCCTTCTACAAGCGTGGGTTAAAGGCTTATTTCAAAATAAGAATGAGGCGGTGGACTCTACCCCTCCTGCTGATGTCCGTGGGCGTTGGCGTAACAGGGTGCAAGAGTTCAAACGTCGTATTCGTGGAGGTCAGTGATGGCCTCGTGAGACTTGGCCCCGATGTTCGGGGTCATGTTTATTTCTGGAATGGTTCCGCGTGGGAACTATCCGACAACTCTGTAGACCTCCCTGAAGGGTGGTATGCAGGATCTATGAATGGTGCTGAAGAAGTTACAGAATGAACTTTGGCCCTGCTGCGGCGGGACAACCTCTGGGAACCTAAACCAATCAGCTCAGTCAACAAACTTCTTTTTAAGAAAGGAATCCAACTATGGCTGGTGAAAACCAAGTAATGAACCCAATCGGGATTTCTCGACTGGGTGCCAACAACCTCGGATCAGACAAAGATGCTCTGTTCCTCAAGGTCTTCTCAGGTGAAGTCCTTCAAGTGTTTGAAGAGAACAACGCTCTTCTCCCTCTCGTTCGTCAACGCACGATCTCATCCGGTAAGTCCGCTCAGTTCCCCGTGACTGGCGTTGCTACCGCTAAGTATCACACCCCTGGTGAGTCCATCATGGCTTCTGGTCTTGATGCAGACGCCTCTGGTGGCAGCACTGGTGATGGTATCTTGAACTCAAGCAAGTACCTCACCAATATGTCACATTCTGAGCGTTTGATTGCCATCGACGGCATGCTCGTCTCCTCGGCCTTTATTGGTGACATCGACGAAGCCAAGAACCACTACGATGTGCGTTCCGCTTACTCGACCCAAATTGGTCGTGAGCTTGCTTACCACGCAGACCGGGCCTTGATCCGTACTGCAATCGCTGGTGCTCGTGCTGATAAGGACCGCTTCGGTGGTACTGATGCCAAATTCAAGGGTGAGTCCATTGATATTGACTCCACCAATGATGGTGTTACTGGCACTGAAATCGTTGACGGTATCTTCTCAGTGGCTCAAAAGATGGATGAAAAGAGCGTTCCAAGTGACGGTCGTTACATCCTCGTGAATCCTGCTAACTACTACAAGCTGCTCAACGACACCTCTGATGCCGTTCTCCGTGCTATCAACCGAGACTTCGGTGGAGAAGGAAACGGATCCGTTGCTCGTGGTGAGATTCTGCAAGTTGCAGGGGTTCGTGTGCTGAAGACCAACCACTTGCCATCCGGCAGTGATGCTTCAGATTCAATCTTCAAGGACGCACTCATTAACAACGATGTGTATGACGCACATGATTCCAGTGGATCAGACGGTGTTGGTTACTCAGCTGCTGCTGCATACAACACTGTTGGTGTGGCATTCCAAACCGAAGGTCTTGGCACCGTCAAGCTCCTCGATTTGGCTATGGAATCCGAGTATCAACTCGACCGTCTCGGCACCCTGATGGTTGCCAAGTATGCGATGGGTCACGGCGTTCTCCGCGAAGAGTGCCTTTACGAGCTCGTCACCGCGTAATAGACGCGACATCTAATTTTCACAGCGGGCCCTCGAAAGAGGGCTCGTTGCTTTTCTATAGGAGAACCCCATGCCCGCACGAACAACTGAACTAGAGTCCGTGAACACCATGCTTTCCACCATTGGTGAGCCCCCGGTAAACTCACTGACTGGTCAGCAGACTGCTGATGCCGCCATCGCCAAGAACATTCTTGATGAGGTATCTCGTGACGTTCAGACTGCGGGCTGGCACTTCAATACCCAACACGGTGTCACACTTTCTCCCTCATCTGACGGCACGATCTCTATCGGATCTGATATTGTTCGTGTTGATTTGGATGACCGAGTGAACACCACTACTGACCAACCACGGGCCCTCACATCTCACGACAATCGTGACATCGTTCAGCGTGGGTCCAAGTTGTTTGATCGCACCAACAACACCACCACATTCACTTCAAGCGTGAAGGTCAAGACGGTGACACTGTTGGATTTTGAAGACCTTCCAGAGCCTGCTCGTCGATACATCACGATCCGCTCTGCCCGTATCTTCCAGGACCGTATGGTTGGTTCACAGAAGCACAATGCTTTCACACTGCGTGATGAGATGGGTGCTATGGCTGTCCTCCGTGAGTTTGAGGGTGATACGGCTGACCACAACATCTTCAACAACTATGACACGGCCATCATTGTGAACCGTGGCAACGCCATCCGAGGAGCCAGCTTCTAATGCTTGTTGCTTACCCGATCCCCAACTTGACGGGCGGCGTGAGCCAACAACCGGCAAACAGTCGGCCCATTGGTCAGTGCGAGTCTTCGGTCAATGCTGTCCCTCACCCTATCGAGGGGCTGACCAAAAGACCGCCAGCGAACCATGTCAAGGAGTTGATGACGGCCCCATCCAACACCCCCTTTATTCAACCAATCAACCGCAGTGCCACTGAGCAGTATGTCGTGGTGATTGATGGCACTGGTACGACTGGTGTCAAGGTGTTTGACTTGAATGGTGTGGAACAGACGGTCAACGTAGACAACAACGTTGCTACTGCATACCTGACCTCATCAACACCCCGTGACACCTTCAAGATGACCACGGTGGCTGATGTGTCCTTCATTGCGAACACTGCGACAACAGTGGCGATGGATACAACTGTCACCTCCAAGTATTCTTTGGATCTCACATCACCACCCTTCGAGGCTTTGATTGATGTAAAGGGCAGTCCTTCGAGCTTTCAAGAGCTTGACATCAAAGTGTACTTAAGCTCTGATAACCTTTTTGATGGTGGTAGTTCACCGAATACAGCCATCACAGATCCTCTTTTTACTACATTTACTGAAACAGGTAGTTCAGATACGGCAAAATTCACAGGTAATACATCTGCGGCAAAAATTGCAAGACGGATTAGAAATAAGTCTGACTTTGATGCAACAAACCGTCAGAGCAGCGACACTGGTGAATTCAGCACATCTTCAAATGCTATTAAAAATAATCGGGAGCAAGACAACACCTCCACGGTTTATCTGAGAAATACAACGCCTGCGGACTTTCAGTTAACGGTTGATGACGGACTAAATAATGCAGTAATCTTGGGTATTAAAGATAAGGTGGATAACTTCACTGATCTGCCTCCTATTGCCAAGAACAAAATGTTGATTGAAGTTTCTGGTAGTCCAGAGACAGAGATTGATGATTACTACGTCCGCTTCGAGCGTGATGGCGGATCTGATGTCGGTGTTGGCAAAGGACGCTGGGTTGAGACAACCGCTGGCGGCCTCAACAACAACTACGACTTCAACACGATGCCTCTGATCCTGATCCGCAGGCCCGACACTGAGTCTGATGGCCGTCGTAAGTTCGACCTCAAGAGAGCTGATGGTGTTGACCCGTCCTCCAACGTACACGCCGATGTGAAGTATGAGGACTTCAAGTTTGCTCCACGCCAAGTCGGGGATGCTCTGACCAACCCTGACCCATCTTTTGTCGGCCTCAAGATCACTGACATCGCGTTCTTCAAGAACCGCCTGGTGTTTATCGCTGGCGAGAATGTGGTCTTGTCAGAGACTGCTCAATACTTCAACTTCTTCCGGACTACCCTCACAACGCTCAAGGACTCTGCTCCTATTGATGTGACGGTCGGGGGTACGTCTGTCAACAAGCTGGAAGCTGCTGTCCCCTTTGCAGACCAGCTTGTGCTTTTCTCCTCGCAGGCTCAGTTCACCCTCCAAGGTGAGGGTGTATTGACACCTAAGACTGTCTCTATCACTCCGGCAACAAACTTCGACATCACTAGCAATCTCCGGCCCAGTGTCTCCGGCAACAGCCTGTTCTTCGGGTTCCCCAGAGGCAGCTTCAGCGGGCTGCGAGAGTATTACAAGACCAACGATACTGATGTCCAGTTTGATGCCATTGAGATCAGTCGGGATGTCCCGAAGTACATCAACGGCACCATCAAGACGATTGCTTCCTCCAGCCATGAGAACTTGGTGGTGGCGTTGACGGACACTGATCCCACCTCCCTGTATGTCTACCGCTACTTCATGGCGGGCACCCAGCGTGTTCAGTCAGCGTGGACCAAGTTCACTTTCGAGAGCCGTAACATTGTTGACATCTTCTTCCGTGAGACAAGCCTGTACATGGTGATGACCAACGGAGGCAAGCTGGTGCTTGAAGAGATGGACATGGAGTCGGGCCTCAAGGATGATGGCGTGACTTATGTAACCTATCTGGATCGGCGTGTGAAGAGGATTGGTGATGGATCATTTGACCAAGCTACAGGTAAAACCACTTGGAGCACTCTGGGTTACAACCCAACTTCTTCCGCTCAGGTGGTTCGTAATGATGGCCTGATCTTGAATGTGACCGATCAGGGCACAGGATCAATCAGTGTTGAAGGAGATTTTGACACAGATACCGTCTACATCGGTGAGCCCTACACCATGACCTATGAGTTCTCTGAGCCAGTCATGCAGTCTGAGTCAGGGGGCCGTAGAGTTCCTGTGGTGAATGGTCGCCAGCAGATCCGATACATGACAGTGATCTTCGATGACACCTCATTCTTCTCTATCAAGGTGACACCCGAGTTTGGTGATACTTTCACCTACCCCTACAGCGGCAAGTTCATTGCTGATGGCTCCGCAACCTTGGGCACGCTTACAGTCCAAGATGAGACTTTCCGTGTCCCTGTGTTCGCCCAGACCGACAAGGTGAAGGTCGAGCTCATCAACGACAGTCCGCTGCCTTCCAACTTTCAGTCAGCAACCTTTGAAATCAACTACACAACCCGTGTGCGTCAACGGCTGTGATTACCTTCAGGACACCCACTGTTCCTGATATTGCTCACATCGCAAACAATCTGCGACGAGGCGACTATGAGGAAATCGAAGCACTCGGAGAGAAACCATTCGAGGCAATCATGGATGGCTACCTATTTGGTCAGACCAGAGTTGCTTGTCTCGACAAACCCATCTGTATCTTTGGTGTAACAGATCACGGGCCTGCGGGCCAGATTTGGATGCTGGGGACAGATGACATTCGTAAGGTGCCTGTTGAGTTCTGCAAGAAATCAAAGCAGATCGTCGATGAGTACCAGCAGCAGTATGAGGTTCTGTGGAACATCATTGACTGCCGCAACACCGGAAACATTGCTTGGCTCAAGTGGCTAGGCTTTGAGTTCGGAGATCCTTTTAATCATGGCCCTGCGGGGTATCAATTCATGGAGTTTTCAAGATGGCAATAGGTGCAGTTATGGCCGGTCTTGGCATCGCCAACTCTATTTTTGGGTTCGGTGCAGCTAAACGGAAAGCCCGTGCCGAAAACGAATATAGATACCGCCTTCAGATCCAACGCAATCAGCAGTATGCCCAACAGATTGCATACCAACGCCAGCTCATGGCTGCTCAGTCGGCCCGATATCGAGCCCAGGCTAAAGCAGCAAAGACCCGACTTGAAGGCCAGTACACAGATACTTTGGAAGCCATCGCGGAGAGAAAAGAGAATGCCGCAAGTCAGATCAACAACATCTTCGTCCAGTCTCAGAATGCTCAAGGGGCAGACATGGCTCGACGAGGTGAGTCACTGACTGAGGGCAACAGCGTTGTGGCCCTTCAACAACAATTCCAACGCAACCAAGCGACTCTAAGCGAAGTTCAA